CTGCTAATAATCCTCTAAAAATAGTAACAGAATCATTAATGACATTTTCATTTAAAACTGTTGATATAAATGTTTGATCTGCACCAGATAAATTAATACTTACACTTGATTTTGTAATATCTGTTTCTTCTGTATGATTAGATATACCCATAATAAAATCACTAGAAGAATAGGTAACTGATGAGCCTGAAACTGATGATGTTAGATTAAATGAGCAATCTGTTATATTAACAGGAGTACCAAACCCAATAGTAATAAGATGAACAGGCCTAATATCATTAGTCGCTAGTTCGTTCTTTATCGCTGTTGTTAGGCTTCTCGTCATATTGTTCGTAAGTTGTTTGAGTTACACTTTCTGTACCTTTTAACATAGTATATTCAAATTTGCTATTAGGTTTCTTGTATTCTTTAAGATCGTTAATACTAGCATCTATTTGATCTTCATTTACAATAATTTCAGCAATAAAATCGGCAGTTACCCTATGGGTTATTTTATATTTTTTCATTATAAATTTTCTATTAAGTCTATCTGATATTTATAAAGATCATTAGTTACAATAGAATATTCTTGAATATCATTAGAAAGTCTTACAGTAAAATCAACATTATCATAAACTAATGCAATATCATTAGCCACATCTGATCTTAGAGGTGGTTCAAAAGTTAATGTTCCCTCTCCTGTTCCATCTGAATCTAAATCTGCTACTGCCATATAAACTTTATCTTGTCCTGTAAATCTAAAGTAATCTCCAGCTTTTAAAATATCACTTGTGCTTGTGGCCATACCATCTATTGTGCAAGTAGTTGCACCAGCAGAAATTGCACCATCTACACTTATAGTTCCTGATGCTACTCCTTGTGCGTTTGATACTATTGGTGGAATAACAGTAAAGGTATTTAATTTTGCTCTTTGTTTCATAATAAATGCTGTAATAGGTGCAAAGTTTGATCTACTCATTGGTGCATAGTCTAAAGTAATAGTAAATTTTTGACCATCTATTTGTCTTGCTTGTACTCTACCAGATGTTGTTACACTAACTATAGTATTTTGTGCTGAACCTACTTTAGCACTTTTTGCAACAGGAGATGTTGGAAATTGTCCACTCATATTATACTAATGCCTCTTTACCTTTTTCATTTAATGCAGAATTAATTACATTAACGATTGTTGCTCTGTTATCAATTAATAACTCTTTTACACCTCTAACATCTGTTGCGTTAATTGTAAAATTAACATTTGTTTCTTCATTACCTGTACCTCTAGCAGATTGAGTAATTTGTCCTGATGAATTTGGTATAAATAACTCTGCACCTTGTTCTCCTACCATAATTGGTTGACCTTTTGATACAGCACCACCAGATTGGAAACCTTTTATTTTATTTACCATACCTATACCTGTTCCGATAACAGCACCAGCAACAGCAATATTAAGTGGGAAAGGAACAGATGCAAGTGCTTTAGCACCAGCTTTATATGCAGATATTAAACCCTCTCTAATAGCTTGAAATTTAAATAATGCAGTAGATTTTTTTATTGCTGATGTAACTACAGAGCCAATTAATGCTTCAACCAATGATCTTATTATAGCAATTTTTAAAGTTTCAAAACTCATTTTACCTGTCATTACAAAATCGGTTAATGATTTTTTTAATGATTTCATACTATTTTCTCCAGCTTCTTTAAATCTATCAAAAGTGGTTACATCAAGTGAGCCTTGTAATCCCTCTTTAAAACCCTCAAATGCACCTTTAGTTTTTTCAACATTATTAGCCATTTCAAATAAATGATGATTAGACATAGATGTAAATTTAGTAACTGTTTCCATATTTTTTGCTACTTCTATTGCACCATTACTCATTTCAAACAAATGATGGTTTGATTCTAACTGAACTTTATTTAAGTTTTTAAGTGTCTTTCTATGTTCTAGTAAAATTTGCAATTCTTCTTCTAATTTAAGAATTTTTTTATCTTCTATTGATGTATCAAGACCCTCATTTTCAAAATTTAATGCAAATGTACTATTTTCTAATTCATTTATTTGTTGTTTAATTGATTTAATTTTTGCATCTACACTATCTATATTTTCTATATCAAAAATACCCATTCTAATTTTAGACTCTTTAATTAAATCTTGTACTTTATCAACAAACAAACTTACACTAGCTAATGCAACTAAACCTTTTTTGCCAAATAAAAATGCACCTATAATTCCACTTTGTTGTATAAAAGGTGGTAAAGCCATAAAGCCATCTCCAATGCTTTTTAAAATTTTACCAATATTTTGAAGTGTAGGAATTAAATCTTTACCTATTTGAACAACTTTAATCATTCCTTGTGCTAAGTTTTTACCAACTACTGTTGCTATTTTATCTAAATCTTTTGCATTATCTTCTAAAAATTTATCTAAATCTCCAAATTGTTTTTTAAGTTCATCAAAGAATCCAGCTTCTAATAATACTTTTTTAAAATTAAATACTTTATCTCCTATCATTGATAAAGTTCCCTCAAATGTATTTGCTAATTCGTCAGTTGCTTTTCCAAATCTTCCACTTTTTCCAAATACTCGTTCAAATGCTTCTACTGTTTCTTCAATAGATACTGTTGCACCAGCTTTAAAGCCAAGCATATTTCTAACACCTTTTTCTCTAAATATATCTGCTGAACCTATACCAGCACTAAATGATCTTTGTATTTGTTCTCCAGCAGTTCTAAAATCTAATCCTGTAACAGATGCAACATTACCTGTTATCTCTAACATTTTTTGTAAGTCGTCTGCATTGTCTGTTACTGTTGCAAGAATACCAGCACCAGCTTGTATTTCCTCAAGTGAAAAAGGAACTTTAGATGCAAACTTAGTCATTTTTTCAAATGCTTTTGCACCCTCATTTGTATCTTTAAGCAAGAACTTTAATCTAGTTCTTAAACTCTCTAATTGTTTTCCTGTATTAACTAAATTTCTAACTACAAGACCAGCACCTAAACCTAAAAAAGCATTTCTTAAATTAAATACAGAATTTTTTAATCTTCCTAAAGATTTTTGAACACCATTTAAAGCCTGTTTCGACCTATCCTTTGCTACAATATCTATGTTTAGTTTTTGGTTTGCCATTACTTTAAGTTCCTTGATTGTGCTAATGCTTGTTTCGTTTTATACTGTTCTTGTTCTTTTTTCAAGTAAGCTAACCAAAGATTATAATGGCTAACAGGCATATCAAGAACTTGTTGAATTGTAAGATGTAATCGTTCTGCAATAACTAACAGCGACCTAACATCTGGGTCGCTATCTACTTTTTTTCTGCGTCCTCGTAATTAGTATCTAAAAGGATTTTATTAGCAATTTCTGAGATAACATTAGAATCAGCTTTTTTTCTTAATGCAAATTTATCTTCTGGGCTAAAGGCTTTTATCATTTCGCCTTTATCATTTTTGACTTGCAACTTCATTATAAGCAAATCAACAAGAATAGTTAAATCTTGAAAGTTGTTAGACTTTTTAAAGATTATGTTTTTTTCTTCAAGGGTTAATGGCTCTGAATAAAATACACTCGGATTACCATGCTCGTCTTTCCACTCCTCAACTTCTATAGTAATAGTTTTAAGAGTTTCAAAATGAGACTTAACTCTATCAATAACTGACATAAATTAGGATTATACAGTACCTATAGTTAAAGCACCTGTTCCTTGAAAAGTTACAGTTCTTGAAACGATTGCGTCCATTGCATTATTAACTGACATACCAGTAACAATTCCTGTTCCTGTAAAACTTCTGTCGCCACTTGCATTACCCTCAGGTAATAAAATAAAAGCTATTGAAGCACCAGCAACTAAAGTTGTTTGTGGTGTATCTGTTTCGTCAAAGTGCATTTCTAATGTTCCAGAAAATGAAGTTCTTCCAGCAACAAATGATTTAGTAGCATCTGTTAAAGCTGTATCTTCTACAACATCTCCTGTAGTTTCAAGTGTGAATGATGTTAGTTCCCCAACACCAGTTCCACCAGCAGTAACTACGCCTTCTTTTCCATGATGTGTTGCCATTTTTTATCCTTGTTTGATTTAGTTTGTTTAGTTTCTTTTTCTTGCTTATAGCCTAAACTTAAAAAATGTTCAAGATTAGATTCATTAATACTTATCTCTGAATTATCTTTATATAATTTAATATCTTTAGCCATAAGTCCTTTTACAGTTTATCGTCTTCTTCGTCAATATCTTCTTCATCTTCTTCAAAATCATCTTCAAAATCTTCTTCCCAATCTTGGTTATTTTCTTCTTGGTTTTCTTTTAATTCTGCTAATAAGTCTTTTACTTCTTCACAAAGCATAGACTCTTTATCGTGTAATTTTTCTATCTGGTCTATTTTCTTTTCTATTCTGTTTATAATTTTTGTGGTCATATTATCTCCTATGGTGTTCCAGCTTGATATTCATACATACATCTAATTGTCATTCTTATTCCACCAACAGGAAACAAAGAACCCTCGTCAGTTTCTACTTGTATGACTTCTGTATCAAGTGCATTACTATTTCTTGTAATATCAGTTTCTAATGCAGTTTCAATAGCTGTGATTAACTGATTTCTTTTTGTATCTATATTGGCCTCTGCACCTTTAACAAATCCTAGCACTACAAAGTCTATAGTTCCATGTCTAGTTTTAGCACCACTTCCTAATTCTGAATCATCTCTATTTTCTTCGGATGTTTGAACTATTACTGCTGGGTATTGTTTATCTGATAATTCGTCTAATAAAAAAGGTTGTCTAGTTGCTTTTATAATAGATATTGGGCTAGATATATTAGATATAGTTGTTAATAAATTACTTGCTATGTTTTCTCTTACACTCATATTCTTGCTTTCCTAAATTCTTTTGCAACAAATCTGTTAAATTGTTTTCTTATTATATTTGCTGTTCTATCATTAAATCCAAAAAATTCCCTCTTATTTTTTCCTAATACTTGATTAAATACTGCTCGTTGCCTCATCTGTGAATTACTAAAATTTACACTTATTTTATTAGTTCCTGTTTTTTTTATAGTTCTACCAGATGGAGTTAAAGCACCCAACATACGACCTGAATAAAATAAATCTACTTTTGTTGATCTACCCTCTTTGTTAAGTTTTTTTAAATAACCTGATGAATAAGGAACAAAAGGTACATCTCTAAAATCTACACCTTTTTGTGTTTTAGTTCTAATAATATCTAGTAATTGAAAACCAGCTTGTAGTATTCCTTTTTGAATTATACCTTTAAATCTTTTTTCTATTCTTTGAAATCTTTTTTGAACAAATTTTGCATTAGTTTTAATCTTTAAATCTAAGGCCATTATCTAGTCAATCTTCTAAATCCATGTAAAGGTTCTCTCTCATTTGCAACAATAGTTCCTGACGAGTCAACATCATATTCAACACCATCTTCTAATATCATTCTCCATTCAATATTGTATTGACCCATGTAATATTCTTGCATTCTTTCAAATCTGTCTTTTTCTGTTTCTGGTCTAAATT